TTCGGTGGCTGAGATCCGAGGGGTTTGTGGTAGATTTAAATAGGCTAAATAAACCATCCTTGATAAATTTTAAAGCGTTAATGAATTGGCTGGATAATCCGAACCGGGTGAAAAGGCTGAAGGATGAAGATAAGCCGGAGAGTTTTGGGACGGTGCTGAATAATCAGAAAAAAATGAACTATGGGCGTGAAGTTAGGGATGAAGATATCCCGTTTTAAGGAGACGATTAATGACTAATAACTACCAGTTTGGGTGGGAATCAATGGCTGAATATGTGGGTTGCTGTTCTAAAACGTTAAAAAGGAAAAAATTGGTTTTGATAAATGCGGGGGTGATTGATTATCAACTGAAGGGTAGTCCGCCAAAGCGGGTAATGCGTTGGAAAACGGACCTTTATGATGAATTCAAAAAAAATAATATAAAAAGTTAAAATTTATGAATTTGTCCCTCCTTATGTCCCTCCTTATGTCCCTCCTTATGTCCCTCCTTATGTCCTTTTGACAGGTTATTTTTAATCTGATAGTCCATAAAATCATGACCAAAAAATCCCTAATACAGCTAAACATCTTTGGGTTAGAGGAAAAACCCTATGATCCGGTATACCCGGCAAGAGGGCCGATAGGGAAGCATAAATCACCCCGAGCTATGGCCTTTGCCCGCTATTATTTCGAGACCAATAAAAAAATGGAATCAGCGGTAAGGGCCGGGTATAAGGAGAAAAATGCGCATATTATTGCCAATAGGCTGATTAAAGATAGTTTAATATCAAACCTGATCGAAGAGTGGAGAGAAGCGGCCATAAAACGATCCGGCGTGACCAAAGAACGGGCCTTGATCGAGCTGGGACGGTTGGCCACCTTCGATCCCCGGAAGATGTATCAGGCAGACGGGACGTTGAAAAACCCAAAGGATTGGGATGACGATGTGGCCGCTGCGGTGGCCTCCCTGGATGTCTTCGAAGAATTTATCGGCCAGGGGACCCGGAAGGAACTGGCCGGCCAGACCAAGAAAGTTAAATTCTGGAACAAGCCCGAATCCCTGAAAACCCTATTACAACACCTGGGCCTGCTGGTGGACAAAAAAGAGATCAGTGGCGAATTTGGCATGAATCATAAGGGCAGTGTTGTTTTGTTGCCCGCTAAAATGTCGGCTGACGAATGGGCCGACCAATTTGACAACCCGCCCGAGGATTGAGATGGAGATGGACGCAAGGAAGCGACCTAAAATAACCTGGACTGCCAGTCAAAAACAAAGATTGGCCTTGTCTTGTTCGATTTTTGAACTTTTTTATGGTGGTGCCCGTTTTGGTGGAAAATCCGATTATTTACTCGCTGATTTTCTGGACGGAATCGAATATGGATCAAATCACAAGGGCATACTTTTTCGCAGGACATATCCAGAGCTTGAGGAATTGATTTTCCGATCTCAGCAAATTTACCGCCCATTGGGAGCCGATTATCTGGAGACTAAACGACAGTGGGTATTTCCTTCCGGGTCTTTGCTTAAGATGCGATTTCTCGAACAGGATAAAGACGTTCATCGCTACCAGGGCCACCAATACACCTGGGTAGGATTTGACGAGCTTACCAACTGGCCTACCTCCTACCCCTATACCTACATGTTTTCCTGTGCCCGATCTCCCCAGGGCCTGCCAGTGCGTGTTCGTGCATCCGGAAACCCGGGATCGGTTGGCCACGCCTGGGTAAAAGGAAGATTTATTGATTCCGCCAAACCATTTCAAATTTACCAGGATTCTGAAACAGGGCTGGCAAGAGTATTTATACCGAGCACCCTTGATGATAACGATTATGCCAAAAATGACCCTGGTTATGAGGGACGCCTAAAGGCCCTTCCGCCCTACTTGTACCGGGCGCACCGGTTTGGGGATTGGGATGTTTTTATAGGTCAGGTTTTTAACTTCCAGCAGCTGCACCATGTCGTTAAACCCCTACCTATCCCGGATTGGGCGACGATCTACATGACCTTTGATTGGGGATTCGGGGCGCCATTTTCAACCGGCTGGTGGTGGTGTGATTCCGATGGACGGCTTTATCGTTTCTCGGAGTGGTATGGCTGGACGGGAGAGGTCAATAAGGGGTTGAGGCTTACCGATACCGAGATAGCCCAGGGGATTAAAGACCGGGAAGCCTGCTTGGGTTTGACCGGTAAGACCATTACGCGTATAGCCGGCCCGGATTGTTTTCAGAAACGTCCTAACTACCAGGGCGGGGGCCAGGGACCAAGCACAGCCGATATTTGGAAAGAGCAAGGTTTGGTTCTTTATCCGGGAGATGCCAGCCGTATACACAAAATCAGGCAATTTCATGAGAGATTGAGGATTCCCGAGGATGGGAAGTCAGCGCCCATGATGCAGATTTATGATACCTGCTCACAATTCCTTCGCACAATACCAAACCTGGTTGTGGATCCATCTAATCCTGAAGACCTGGATACAAAAGGTGAAGATCATATTTATGACGAGGCCTGTCATATCCTCATGTGGCGGGCTATGAGTCAACAACAAGAAACGAAGATGATTAAGAGTGCTCCAAAAGACGTAACGGAAGTGGCCCATCTGGAACTCAAGAAAATTAAACAAGACCTGCTCGATCAACAGGAAGCACAAGAGGAGGCCTGGTTATGAACTGTAGGAAGGCTAAGGCATTAAGGCGGGCGGTGACTGGAGATCCGGATTTAAAGGGGCGTATTTATGCCAAACAAGACAATCAAGGCACTTATCTGGTCCATCCTCAAAGCGAGCGAGGGCAATATAAGCAAGCCAAAAAGGAGGAAAGAAATGATTGAGATCGTGGCTGTTGTCGTTATGGGTATCGTGGTCTTTGCCTTTATGGTCGCCCATGAAAAAGAGAAACAGGATTGGAAGGCAGAGCGTGGTCAGCTTCTGGACCGGATTATGGCTAAGACTCTTCCTGAGTACGTCGAGGCTGAAACCGCCCGGGAGAATACCAAATTAAAGGTCGTCCGCCTGGATGAACTGAAACGGGAACTTCAATCCGAACCAGAACAGGGGATATCGGTCTAAATGGGCTTTTTTGATCTACTAAGTGAAAGACGGGACCATAAGAAGGTTGTCAATTACGTTGCCGATCTTTTCGATGACAAGGCAGATGTGACCCGTCAGATGATGGAAAGGGTCTGGTGGCTGCACCTGCTCTATTACGTTGGCGAGCATTGGGTTGAGTATATTAGATCGACTAAGAGTTTCCGGCGTAAGTTACTTCCTCCTAATGCCATGACCCCGGTCAGTAATGAGATCCGGGATTATGTCCGATCTCAAAAGGCCATGCTTTTGAATCAAAAGTTCGTGCCTAAGATATTTCCCAATACCAATGAGCGAGAAGATCAAGACGCCGCCGAGTTTGGCGAAAAGGTTTTGATCTGGATGGATTCCATTAACGATTATGAAATCTATGATGAAATGGAAAAAATCGCTATCTGGACTGTTATAGCCGGCACTGCTTTTGGAAGAACGTTTCCCGATAAAGACGCCGGCGCTTTATTTATGACATCGGACGGCAACACTCTACGAACCGGGGAAGTGGTAACCGAGAACGTCATCCCCTTCAATGTCCACATGGATATCATGGGGGATAAACTCCGGCTGAAAAGGTGGGTGGGAATTGAAAGCCTGAAGCCCAAAGAATGGATTGAAGATACCTTCAAGGTCAAGGTGAATAAACCTGATATGACCTCGTCTTTAGATTATCAACGGCGGCTCATGAATCTGGTGGGTCAGGTCAATGCCTGGAAGGGTGATGGGATCCAGGGATCAATATTAAATGAAGATCTCGAAGATTTTGCTATTTACCGGGAGGTTGAAATCAGACCGACCAAAACCTTCCCTAATGGCCGATATATTGTTACCAGCCAGGATAAATGTTTAGTCGATGTGGAACGTATGCCAATTAAGGCTGAGAATGGAAACTGGTTCTATTCCTTAACGGACTTTCACTGGAATTATGTGCCGGGGCGGTTCTGGAGTGATGCCGGAGTTGCCGATTTAATCAGTCCTCAAAATATAATCAACCAGATTGATAAGGCCTCTTATGATAACCGGGTGACTCTGGGAAGGCCAAGGATTATTACCCCAGGAGAAATCAGTTTAAAACGCCTGACGGAAAAAGGGGAATCCTTTCTGGCCCTGCAATTCGATGCCCGAACTTCTGGTGGTCAGGCCCCGGTTATCCAACCAGGGACTCCAAACCCACCACAATTTTTCGAAGAGCGAGCTATCCAGAAAAGTCAGATCCAGGATTCAGCCGGAAACCCCAAGAACATCCTGAAGGGCATGGCGCCGTCAGCTTCAGCCAGCGGGATCCAGGTTGATATACTCACCCAGACCGCGGAAAAGGAGCACTACCCCGATCTGGACCGTTTCAACCGAGCACGGGTCCGATTATGGAAAAAACGCCTCTTGATGGCCAAGGAACTCTACACCGAAGAACGCATGATTAAATTTACCGGGCGGGGAGGATCATATCAGGTTAAGGCATTTAAGGGATCTGATTTAAGGGATAATACCGATGTTCGTATGGAACTCGATTCCGGGTTATCGACCACTAAGGCCGGGCAGAATCAAATTTTAATGGAGGATGCCAAGCAAGGATTTCTGGGGGATGTAGTCAATGATCCGGAAGCCCGGGCTGAACTGTTGAAACGTCAGGGATTGAGTGGATTCGGATCAAAAGAGAATATTGATATCGAAAGAGCAGAGACGGAGAACTCGGCTATTAACAACGGCGATTTTTCACAGATAATGATTACTCAAAAAGGTCCTATTGATCCCCAGACCGGGCAGTCCGAAGATCAGGTCATTAACGAGGATCCTCTTTTTAAATACGATATCCATGCTATACATTATGAAATTCATCGTAAATTCGTACTCGGAAATGAGTTCAAGTTCCTCGAGTCCAAGGTCCGACAGGTTGCTATTGCCCATATTGATCTCCATCACCAACTGATGATGGCCGACCAGCAGGCCCAGGCTATGGCCCAGGCCCAGGCGGCAATGGCCCAGGCCGGACCGCCTAAATCCCAACCCAGCCCAGGAGGACCAATTAATGGCTGATCTACGAGGGACAATCGATCTGATTAAAAAGCGGAAAAAGGCTATTGACGATGCGGCCGGGGAACCGGTACCGGGGAATATAAACACAAGTCCTGGTACGGCACCAGCAGAACCGGACATGACTGATCCGGCACAACGCTCGGCTTATCTGGAGGCCGAATACCAAAAACGGAAGGCCGCCGGGGCTTTTAAAAAGAAAGGGTGGTTGTGGTAATGCCGAAACTTCGGGAATCCCAACAGGGGGTTTTGGATTATGGGGCTATGTGGGATGATGGGGAAATGCACCACCGAAAAAGGAAAAACCATCGACACACCTTGAAAAAAATAGACCCGGATGAAAACACCCGGCACCACATCGGCCAGGTGAAAGAACATAACCGGGGACCCTATCGGAGGCAGGAAATCTAATGCTGAATCTTCGGGAAGCCCAACAGGGTGCACTTGAGTATGAAGCTATGTGGGATAGTGGGGAACTGGTGAAGAGAAAAAAGAAACCCAACAAGTATGACATACGGGAAGTTGCTCCAGATGACGAGACAGAATACCCTATGGGTAAGGTGAGTGGGTATAACAAAGGACCCTACAAGAGGCAGGAAATCTAATGCCCTATAACGTTAAAAAAGTCAAGGGAGGCTGGAAGACCTTTTCGCCGAAGGGGGCTAAAAGCAGGAACCCGATGACCTTAAGACAGGCCCGGGCGCAACAGCGGGCCATATATGCCAATACCAAGAATAAAGAATAAACCCATGAATAATGAAAAAATCAAGAAATATGAAAAGCCAGTCATCGTCAAACAGACCAAAGTGACGTTCCCGATTGACATCATAGAGGCCTATGGCAAGGGCGTAGCCTGCAAAATGTGTTCGTCGTGCCATGGCTGTCGCTAATCGTTTTATTATTAGCGTGATTCGGTAATATAGGCTGTTTCATGTTTTTAACCCCCTAAACGGAATTTGGAAAAAGGAGAAAGACCATGCCAGTAGAGGAATTAAAAGAAATAACCGCAAAGACCGGTTCGGAACCGGGCAGTGAGACGAAAGGACCCGATTCGTCAACGGGTAAGACCGGCGAAGAAGGAGGGGTATCGCCATCCCCAGAAGATGAAAATTTACCCTGGCACAAAGATCCACGATTTCAGAAATTCAACGAGGAACGAAAGGAACTCAAGGAATCCAACGAAAAGATTAAGGCCATTATGAAGGCCAATGATCTGGATTCTATGGACGATCTGATTGACCTGGTTGATTCCGGGAAAAAGGTGATCGGGAAGATCAACGACCCGGAAAATATCGATGAGCTGATAGAAAAGGCCCAGAAGCTGGATCAATGGACTGAATACTATGCTCGTCAAGCTGAAATCGCCAAGGAGGAGGTGGAGACCTCGGAAGAGACCATCGCCCGACTCAAGGCCGAACTGGTTAAAAAGAATCATAGAGAGGCCCAGGAC